ATGATGAATTTAAAAAATATTTTTGAAAAATGGGGCTACGGGCATTTGAAGGAAGAAATTGAAGATTTAGAGGGTGGTTATGAAGTAGTAATAAATGTAGTAAATAGAGATACTTTTAATCTTATGAACGATTTAAACGAATCAACTAAATTTACTGTTTATGAAGATTGCATTAACGATACTATAACAATAGCGCATAGCTAAAAATAAACGTATGGAGGAATAATAAAAATGGCAGGATTTATTAAAAAATACTTAGAAAGTAAAGATTGGACAATTTACCAGCTAGGTAATGCAACGAGACTTGCACATCAAACAATAAGAAGTGCTGACTCAAAAACTGTAGACCAAATATCTGCGAAAAATGTGCGTTTAATTGCAGAGGTCTTTAAATGCACTCCTGGCGAATTGTTAGATGAATTCTATAAAATCGAAGAAGAAATAATGCGCTAAGCTTCTGTTTAGCGTATTTTTTTTGCATAAAAAAAGCCCCCGCAAACGCGAGGGCTTTCGTTTTATTTTAAGAAGTAGTTAGCTGTGTAGTACCAGCCTTGATTTGGATAATACAATTCCAAATAACCTTTTTTATTGTTGTACCATGACAATTTTGTGTTCGGTGCATACCATTTAATTTTTCCGCTACTAAGTTTTGTGTTGTCCCAAACTGGAATACGAAGGTCTTTCACGCTTTTAATTTTAATCGGGATGCGCCCTTTTGAATCTTTTTTACCGTTGCTGATACAAAAACTTTTATAGATATAGCATAATTTATCATTGATATACGTCTTGTACCAATATTTGTTGTGATCATAGACTAGCAATTCCGACCCCGCCTTATACATTTTCGAAGGCACTGTTTTAAAATCCGGTTTCGGCAATGCTGGAATAGAGTCTACCACTGCCCCGTCATGGCGATTTGGATTTTGTTCGGGTAGTTTTTCATTAAAATACGAAAGAATTCCCTCAGCGGCCTTTTTAGCAATTTCGTCAGCACGTTGATTGTATTTGATCATATCGTTTTTGTTAGTGATAAATGCAACTTCTTGTAGTGTTGCCACCGCGTTCGTTTCACGTAAAATACCTAATCGACCGTGACGCGTACTTGTGTCTGGTTTAACATTTCGATCTTTAAAAACATCATCTAACTTATCATTAACGCATTGCGCTAATTTTTTACTAGAAGAAGATCCTTCGCAATAAAAACCAGTCGTCCCTTCCGCGCTCGCTCCGGCCGCATCAAAATGAAATTCGATGACGGCGTCTACTTTTTCTCTGTTCGCAAGTTTAGCATCAGCTGAAATATTGCGATTTACGTCGGTTGTCCGGTTATTAATAACTGTGTGTCCTGCTCCCCGTAAGACTTTCGTTGTCCGTTTTGCTATATCTAACGTTAAATCGTCTTCGCGGTAGCCCTCCCCTGTCGCGCCGGAGTCAACTCCGCCGTGACCTGCGTATATAGCTAGTTTTAATTTTTTTGCCATTATTCTTCATCCTTCCTTGGCTCAATGTATTTTTGTGCTCTTTCACTATCTTTTAATTTTGCTGTTGTTGGGTCTTGAATAATTCCAATTAACGCAAAGATAGAAGTAATTACAGTGATAAGTCTATTCATTAATTCGTTGTAATCCCATTCAATACCAAATACATAGAGTACGGATTGGGCAATTAAAAAAAGACCGCCAACTAGAGCGATCACCCACACGGGATTCTTAAAACGAACAATCCAATTTATTTTCATGATATTCCTCCTATAAAACTAATTCTTGGCCAACTTTTAATTTATAAGAATCTAGTTTATTCTTTTCTGCTAATTCACCAACTGATAACCCTAAACTTGTAGCAATTGCTGCAAGTTTTTCATCTTGTTTCACTACATAAGTTTTTGCAGTTTTAACTTCGTTATTTGTAGTTTCTTCATGTAACACTGATGTAGATTTAATTTTTTTTGCTTTTTGCTCTGACATTTAGTTCACCTCCCTAGCTCATTTAAATATAAATTGTCCCCAGTCCCAGCTTAGAATTCCACCAAGGATAATACCAATTAAAGCTAAGACGGAAGTAATTATTTGAACGTTACTAAACTTCTTATGTTTCTCCTCTGACTCTTCATCGCTTATGCTTTTTAATGTATTATCGATTGAGTGTTTCACATCCGCAATCTCTAAATCATGTTCGTGTAACTGTTTTGTTGTTGATCGCGTGTATCGTTCGAGTGTATCCGCCATCTTTTGCGTGTTTATCGCCGTTTCTTTCGCAGATGTTACCATAGGTATTACTAATACTTTTAGCTCAACTACTTCTTCACTGATTTTATCGACTTTGCTCTCAACTTTATCGACTTTTCTTGACATCTCTTTTTTTATATCAATTCCATGCGCAAACAACTCCGCTCTGGACACATAATCTATTTTCCCCTTTTCGTTTTCCATAATTCCAAGCCCCCCATTACCGCAACAAATAGATTAAAACATGCGCTTAGAGCATAGCGGCTGGGCAATAAATTTGTAACAGCACTCTCTGAGCTCGCTGCTGAATATAAGAACAACACTATCGCACCTATTGTCCCGCCAAAAATCAAATTTATAAATCTCGCATTTGATTCTTGAAAAGATGCAATTAATATCAAAGCAGCACTTAAAATAAACAACAACCCCCACGTGTCAATAGTCATGAGGTTATCCATTAGCTGGTAAGTACTGCTTTTTTCAACAATTTTATCACCCGATACCATTAAAAAAAATCCAGTCAAAATGTTATAGGATGAAACTGATACTAAGAAAAATAACGCAAAAACTTCTTTGTAATTAGTATCAAGCATTTGATTTATATACTTTTTCCATCTCGTTTTCATTACCCCATCGACCCCCTAACTATGACAAATTACTCTGCTAATTCAGCGCAATCTGCGTCAATTAACAATGCTTTTACTTGTGCCTGTAAAAGACGTGGCACTTCTTTGAATGTTTTTTTACCATTCAAAATCAAATTCAAATAAATCACTGCCATTTTCTATTCACCTCCTTAAATAACAAATAACCTATAAATTCGCTTCGTACATGTCTACCATCGCGAGTTGTGTGTCAATCAACTGCTGTCCTAATTTTGTGTTTTGCTCATATAATTCAACTAATGCTTCCTGGGTGGTTAGTAATTGCTCTGCTGCGCTTGGTATTGCATCTTGCAACGTTTTTTCATACTGAAACTCTTTTTCTTTATTTTCGTCAAATATAAGTTGATTCCCAATATACTTATAACTAGCAAAACCACGTTGAAAAAACACATCGTTTTCGTCTATCTCGATTTTTTTGCCAGGCACGCACTCGCTTGTCGAATAACCTGTAAGAAATCCTTCCTCGTTTGTGGTAATGTAAATCTCCATATTTTTCACACTCCTAAAATATATCTCAGAATAGCATCATTCGCATTTAAGCCACTTGAGTTTAAATCGTGCCCTGCAAAAGTTGTATCTGTAAGATATAATGTTTTAATTGTGATTTGAGCGACTTGAGCATTGAAATTTGTAGCGACTGGCACATTTATGTTTGCTCCTGCATGCTTATCAACAAAAAATTTAGGGATGAATGTAAAGTCAAAGTTATAATTATTTGCAACACTTGCTGAACCAGGGATAACGTCATAATCACTCCAAATGAAAATCAAGCCTAAATTTTGATCAGAAACTTTTTGACTGTTGGCGAATTTGTACGTATTTCCGGAAGGCCAGGCTGCACCTTCGAAAAGGATATTTTGCGTATTAAATCGCTCTTTTATTGCTGCTAACACACTCGCAGGAGTCATTAGTTTGTTACTGGCAATACCCGCTTTAGCTTCATCCAGAGATGCAATTCCAAAATTTTCTACATCACTTAAACCAAGTTGAGCTTTTGTTACACTGTGTGGATTATTTGTATTTCCTGTATGATTTATTAAATCTGCATTTAATGCAGCAAGTTCTTGTAGCTCCTTCAATGCTGTATATGTGCTATTAAAATACCAGTTAAACCAATCGGCCGGCGGCTTAGTCCCCGCCAACCATCCGTTTTGAATGGTACTGTCTGGTGGCTTTGTTCCCGTTGCTTCCCAGGGTGCTAAATTCGCATTAAATCGTGACATAATTATCGCCTCTCTATCTTTTAAATTGGTAACTTAAAGTCATCTGCTGGTGTAAATAAACCACCTAAAGTTCCTCCCAGAATTTGATCAAGCTCCGAAAAACCGTCGTCGCTTATCTCTTCCGTTGCTCCTTTTGCAAAAGAAAAAGAACCTTCTAAATTGATGTATGCTACTCTAACACCACCAGATTTCAGACTGTTTACTATCTGTAAAAATTGATTAGTACTTAAGCCGACTGCATTCAGAGCAGAAAGAGGAATCTTTTTAATAATTATCGCTGCCGGCTCATGTTCATCTGATGAATTAGAATCGTTAGCATTGATTATTTGAATATCTTTATAATTGCAATCTAATGATTTTGCGATTGCATGGATGATTTTATTTGTGGTTCCGTCACTTGCGTTTCTTGCAACTTTTCCACGGATTAAAACACGATATACCTCATCAGTAGCTCGTCCTCTGTTCTGGCCAACATTTTCACCAAGGTTATTCAGTACCTTCCCTTGCGCATTATCAATATCTCGCCACGCCTCTGTTTTTTCAAGAGCCGTAGTTAATGCGGAAATTTGCTGATCTACAATAATAAATAATTTCCCTATGTTACTCTTTTCTGACTTTGTAAAAGCATCTGTTAATTTCCCTAAAAAATCTTTAACGGACATTTATTGTCACCTCAATATCTTCCCAGCGAATAGAAGCAGCTTCATCAATGTTAGCCACCACATCAGATGAAGCTAAAGTATCTGCACTTTTTCCGATTTTTACACTTGCAATCTTTATACCAGCTATTTTGTATAATTCAGGATAAATATATGAATGTATTACTGATTCTCCCATGTTTAAAGAATTTATATAATTAAGCACCGCTTGCTTAATATCATTTTCGCCGCTTTCTTCAAATTTTGAGTTTACAATAACATCAATACCTGCATAAATTTGTAGTGCAGTAGCCCTATCGTAATAAACTACATGCTCAAAATCTGATAAATCTTTGACTTTGACAGCAATATTACCAACTGTTTGAACACCAGCTGCCACGCTGTTAAAAATCGCTTCCCCAATTTCTTCTTCAATTCCTCCAAAGGCATAAATATGCACAGACTTTGCAGGATTATTTGATGAATCTACGGTCATGCTATTATTCTCGACTACTGAAACACTTCGAACACCTGGAACTTGGTTTAGTGATGTTATAATTCCATTGATTGGAGGACCAGGACTTGCTTGCATCGCTACTTTAATCCTTGCTCTATAAGTAGTGTCATTTTCTTTCTTCGATCCACCAGTAGCTCCCAGTGGGTTATTAACTTTTAAAATATCCTCACTCGGCTCAGCAACTACTGTTATTGTATTTGCAGCTACATTAGCTTTATCCGAATAAATTTGAGATATTGCTTGTCCTGAACCACGGCCATTTTCATCAAGAATGATCACATCAATCATTTCAAAAACTATGTCATTATTAGTTTTAAACTGGACTCCTTCTTCAATAACATAACCAGGATTTCCTTCTATTTCCAAAACAACTACTGCAGGCATTGCAGGATCACGCATAATACTATTATTACTGCCTAACCGGTCCAATTGCACTCCACCAGCTGTACCGATAAAACCAGAGTTATAAACACGTTCAGCTAATTCATTTGATAGTGCTAAGAACCAGGCAATGATTCTTAAAAAAACACCTAACGCCGAATGTGCACTCAAATTGACGTCTTCTCCATAAAGTTCAGTTGCTTTAATTTCCATGTCGGTCAACAGCTCATCAAAAGTCTTTCTTTTAAAGCCATTTTCATCAAGCATTTAAAATCACCTCTTCTATACTTACAGGAATATCATCTGCAGTCATTTTTATACTTACGAATAGCTTCCTATCAGATTTATTAAAATTAAAAAGAACGCTATCTACACTAGATACACGCTCTTCTTGTTCTGTTATCGCAGTAACAATATCTTGCTTAATATAGTCAAAGTTTGGCAGTTTTGAAAACAAGTTTTCATAAACCAATCCAGAATCTTGATCAAAATAAAACTCACCTTTACGAGTCAGCAAAATCAAACGTACAGATTGAATAATATCTTCAATGCCATCCGTCATCATTATCTCATTTTGTTCAATAAGTAAATCACCATCTGAACTTATTAGTAAATCTTTCATACATCCCACACTCCTACGACAACGGCATCATTGATGCTGTGTTGCCTAGCGCTGTCAGTCATGAAATCTGCAGAGCCATTGATGTTATCTAATTCGCAATCGCAAAATACTACAGCTACTATCTTTCCTTGTGCAATATCTTCTTCGGTATGCTTTAATACTAAAGCATCTAAAATCATTGCTCGTTTTGCTCCGTTGGGCTTTAAATTCAATGGTTGCACATCCGCTCGTTTGTTACTTGCATCATAATTAACGACTCTACACATAAGAAGTACTGATACACTTGAATTTACTAATCGAATAAATGAATCAAAGAACTTTGTATCTTGTGCCACTTAGACCACCTCACACTGAGTTGTAAAAGTAGAACCATCATAACTATGTGTCCCATTTTTAACCCTAAAAGTCCCATTAGCTGTTTTAGATTTTAAAGTAATAATTGATGCTGTAGCAATTCGATGCTGTAGCAATGACTGAAAGCTCCAACCGGAATAGTCGTCATTTTCCAGTCGTTCTGGGGAAGATATCAGCCCCGTCCCAGAATTTAACAAGAATCGCTCATCATCACCTGTTTTAATTGATCTAATAATCAAGTTACCACGTCGATAATAAATTGCAGCTTTACAGTCTTTAACAATCTCTTCAATAATTGATAGAGCATCACCGTCAGCGGTATATCCAGATTTATAAATTTTATTTGCCGGAAGATTTATTTGGTATATTTTAATTCCTGCTTTAGAAGCGACTCTTTGAATAATTGATTTTGCGGACGACCCTTTTTTAAAGGTAATATTTACATCTTTTTTGTCTTCATAATCTACACCTTCAGTGAATTTGATTGTCGTTAATTTGTCTGTTCCACTCGGTACAGTAGATACTTTTGAGATTTTTCCGCGAGATAATAAACCTATATCACCCTTATATCCTGCTGTAACAGATATAGCAGAACCTTTTTTTATTTTATTTACAGATGAAGGTGCTAAATTATAAATAATAACTTCGCACTCTGAAGGCTTTGGTTCATCTGAGAAAGGTATACTAAAATTAAGTTTCAAGCTACCACTTGCTTCATTTATTTCTCGAATCGTCGCATATTCTGATCCATTATCGATATACACGAATACTTCTCGCATCCATTGCATTAAACATCGACCTCGCCTTCTAACGTTGGAAAATCAACATTCGGAGCTAATTCGTCAAAATATAAAAACACTGTTTTTGTAAAATTATCTTTTGTAATAGATACTTCTTTTCCTGATTCATCTAAAGGAACAATATCTGCTGCTGGTAATCTGTCATCTATAACATCTGCCCACAGTCGTTCGTTTAACACTAACTTTTCTCCTAATACAATTGCGTTACCTTCAATATCAAATAAATCAACTGAAAAAACGTCCTGTGATTCTGCATAATTAATGCCAAATAGATAACTTCTGCTATCGAAATCAAATTCAAAGATTTCAGGAATATTATCAAGTTCCACTGGTATATAACTTCTAATCGCCATCACTTAACCCTCGCTCTCGCACCATTCGGAATTCTACGGTCTGGCCACTTATTCCATTTCCTAAGCTGAGCGATACTTGTACCATATCGCTTCCACCACTTCCAATAACAGTCCCCTGATTTAACTGTCACGTAGACTGCTGTTGTTTTTTTGACCGGTTGCTTTTTTGGTTTCACTGGTTGTTTTTTTCCTGAACTTTTCTTTTTCTTTCGCACCCAGGGCGTCGATGCGCGCCTTAAATCTCTGAGCGATATCGTAATTTCGAAACCATTTTTTATTGTATTATAGCTTTTTGATAGATTACTAATTAGTACGTTTTTGAAATATACACGTCCCCGAAATGTAACTATAGTACCTTTCTCAGCATAGTCTTTTAAAGTAGCGTAATCTCTTTCAGCAGTAGCTCCAAGCAAAAAGCCACTAATTTCTAGTGTTTTCGTTTCACGTTGAACGTGATCAGAAACATTTGCACCTGTTTCAACAGGATTATCCGTAATTGTAAACGGAGAAGACTCGTTTTCATTTGTATTTACTAATTTTACTGAACCTAACGTTGCTACCATTAATATCACACCTCTCCAGGAGTATAAATTCCAACAAGTTTTTCGAATAATTTTTCCATTTCCGCTCGAACAGTTTTTCGAATAGATGACTCGCTTTCGCTCGATCCACCTTCAATAGTAATGTTAATCGTGGGATTGAAGTTGATTGTTGTTCCTGAAGAGCTTTTATTTAGCATTTGTTTCGTTTTCTGTGCTGTATGAATCATTCCAGGGCTATCAGTTTCAAATAATTCCGGACCTTCCTCACCAACAAGAACTTGTTTGTTCAGTGGTGGTCTTCCGCCCCGTCTGAATGCTAGACCTTTCTTTTCCGCAATTTTAGCTACATCTTCCGATCCAGATGCTTTTTTCTTTCCTCCAATTGCACTTCCAGGATTAACAGGAGAACCATTTGCATTTACCTGATAGTGTACATGCGGTCCAGTCGAACGGCCTGTGCTTCCCACTAAACCTATTGTTTGACCTGCTCTCACAACTGCACCACTCGACGTTAAAATCTTGGACAAGTGACCATAAAGTGTTTCTACTCCTTGTGCAACCTTAATTTTAATCAGGTTTCCAAAACCTCCTGCACCACCTGCGAATGATACTATACCTGAATGTTGCGCCGGCAACGGTGTGCCCGTAGGTGCGCCATAGTCGATCCCTTTGTGAAATTCAGATTTACCAAAAACCACACGTGGTCCGTATCCAGACGTAAATCTGAACGGAGAGCCGAAGCGTGGTCCAAATGTTCCTCCAGTGGAAGGTCCTAATCCAGAACTAGAGCTCATGTAAGAACCTATTTTATCTTTTACGTAGTTTGTTACTCCATTCCCAAAATATTTAACTATACCTCCACCTAGCGCTTGTATACCTTCGCCATTAAACGTATTATTTTTCGCTATTAAGTCTTTAACTTTTCCAACGGGATCAGACATCCAGTCCCACATTGCCGAGGCACCATCTCGAATTGCCCCGCCAGCTGCCTGAACTTTATCAACGCTTGCAGAAACAAAATCGCCAATTGTGCTATTCCCTTTTGCGAATCCAGGAAGTATTTTTCCTGCTCCCATGCCACCAGCCATAATTTTCTTAGACTCCGCATGATTAAGGATCTTTGTTCCAGGTGCTACAGTGGTTATCTCAGGACCATTTTCCCCTAGAATTCTCGCTTGTGCTGAGTTCTTGTTATATGCAATCTCGAAACCTTCCTCACCAGCCATAATTTGGCCACTTGCATTATTAGAACCAGTATAGTTCATAGCTAGATTTCCTGATTGGGATGTAGAATGATACGTTTTCTTATCCTTTGCAGATAAACTGTTTTCTTGACTTGAACCTATGCTACCGTTCCCAAGCACAGGTATTGTCTTAATGTTAAAGAACGATAGTACTTTATTGACTCCGGTAATTACATTATTAATGACTTTATACAAGTTTGTCTTAAAACTATCAAATACTCTCAACGCTGTATCTTTCATTCCACTGAAAATATTAACTGTCGCAGAGGACAACTCGTTCCATTTTCCGAGCGCTGCATCTTTTATACTGTTAAATGTTTCAACTGTTCCTTTTTTAAATTGCTCCCACTTATTTAATGTTTCACCAGTTTCCCAATCTACTTCTCTTAAATGTCCTTTTGCTTGTTGCTGAGCTTCTCGCACTACATTATCGTGCATCTTCTCCGCTTCTTTAACTACGCCGTTTTTCTTTTTCTTCGCATTTTTCAGCGCATCTTGATATTCTTCTTCTGAAATTTCACCTGTGACAAATCGTTTTTCATCAAGTATTTTTTTAGTCTGTTTATACTCTTTATTAGCTTCTTTTACGGATGCATCTCTAGCTTTTGCGGAATTTTTAACAACACTTGCTGCTGCTTTTGCTGACATTTTTTCTTTCGAGTTTTCTAAGTTTCCTAGTATTATTTTTTGTTCTTTAGCTGAAGCAGTGAGTGCAATAGCAGCTTCTTTCCTTTGCTTTTCTTCAATCTTTCTAACTTCTTTTTCATAAGAACGTCGTTCAGAACGACGGAACTCAAGTGTTGTTGTTTCCATTCTTTGGATTTCTTTTTCTTCATCTTTTGTTAATTTCCGTTTCTCTTTGCTAGCTTTCTGTTTAATAGCATTAATTCTATTTTCAGCATTTCGTGTAATCTCTTCTTGCCCTTTATAGAATTCTCTTTCTAAAGCTTTTAATTCTTCGTTATTCGCTTTAATATCCGCTTTATTTATTGATGCAGTTTCATTATTAGTGTGTTTCTTTGCGCTAGCTGTATCTTTAGAAACAGCCCCAAGTGCTACTAGCTTATCCCAATCTTTATTTGCTTTTGCTGATTTTTTTTCAGTTGCAGCTATTAACTGATCAGACATTTTATCATATGTTTTTATGTTGTTTTCGAGTTCTTTTTCAGTAATACGACGACCAGATACCATGATTTCGACTCGACTATCTTGCATTTTCTGCTCATTTCGTAAATACTCGTTCATTGCTTTAGCAGAGTCTTTAGAAACACCTTTACTGCTCGCATCAATTTTGAGCGGGTCGGCGACTATTGATTTTGAAGCATTCCAAACAGTTTTATGCGTGTCTCCAACTGCTTTAATGCCTTTCTTTGCCGCATCGATAGTTTTATTTATTACATTTATATTTGCTCCTAAAATCGGATGCTCTTCAGCAATTTTGCTTAAGCCTTTCCAACCTGTCTTGAATTTATCTAATATTTTTGGTCCTTCTTTTTGAACATATTTCCCTAATTCTTTACCTAATGCAGTTCCAGCAAAAGCGCCAATTGCCCCACCAATAGCTGTACCTACTCCAGGAGCAATCATAGTTCCTATTGCAGCACCACCAGCCATACCACCTAAAGAACCACCAAAGCCACCAGTTTTTTCACCTGCATTATTTTTGTTCATACCAATCAACTCAGTAGCGCTTAATCCTACACCTAAAACACCTACACCGCTAGCCAACTTACCGAATTTACCCATGCCTTTGAGTCCTGCAGTAGCTTTGCTGAAAAGTTTAACTTTCCCTTTTCCTTTTCCCCCAGGCAATACAACTCCGCCACCGCCATTGCTGGTTGTTCCTATAGTTGACATCGCAACATTTGCTTCTGTCGCACCAGCCGCAGCGCTCGGTCCAATGTTCAATAGTTTGCTGTTCATTTTTCCAATAGCAACTGTTACTTTATCGATAGTATTTTTAACTAACTTAAACCCTAAAAATCCGGCTACACCAACAGTCGCATACTTAGCAATCCTTTTCATGCTGTCCGGATTTTCACGCGTAAACTTAGTAACTGCTTTAAAAGCGGGAATAACAGTAGTGTTTAATACTATGCCTAATCCTTTAAATGCTAAAACTCCACCCTCGATGAAACCGGGTCCCATACTTTTCGCTAATTCTTTCGCACTTGGGATAAGGTCTTTTTTGAAGAAATCTCCAACTGTTTCGAATACCTCGAAAGCCGGCTTGAATTTCTCCTTCATCCCCTTTACAGCTCCAGGAATATCAGAAAGTTTTTTCGTGAAATCACTCGCTTGTATAATTAGCGGTGTAATGATTGGTAGCAAGAACTGTCCAGCATTTGATGCTAGCTCTTTTACTGATTCAGAAAATACTCGGCTTGCGTTTGCAGCTTGATCACTAGTGTTTTTAAAATCTCCATGCGCATTAGTAGTCTGCTTCATAACATAGTTATAACGTAGACGTACTAGCTCATCTTGTTTCATGTCTTTTAAATTAACTTTTGCGCCTTCGCTTGTTTTAGCTTGAATTTCCTGTAATTTATTTTGTGCTTCCCTTGCTTCTAACGAATTTTTACCATGTTCTTTTATCGCTTCATTTAATTTCTTTTGTGCTTTTTCACGTGCAATATTTTGCTTTGTAACTTCAGTGCTACTTTTCGCAACTTTTCCAGCGCCTGTTTCCAGTGCGAATTGTTCTAGGTTCGTTTGAGTCATTACAATACCTAAACTTTTTAACGCTTCAGTTTCACCTGTGAATACGCCGTTTAGGGCTGTATTCGCTCTATCAATATCAATATTTTTAAATGACGCTAAGTTTCCGGCCAAGTCGACCATGGAAGTCGACATTTTTTCTGCTTCCTGTGTGCTCAATCCCATTGATGTTGACATATCGCCGTAAGTGGCAGCTAAGTCCAACGCCGTACCTTGCGCAAGCCCGATATTATCCAGAGTTGTTTTGGACCACCGTTTGACACTTTCAGCATTTCCTTTAAATGCTACGTCCACTTTATTTAATGACTCATTTGTATCTGATGCATAATTAAACATTGCTTTCCCACCAGCAACCACCAAAGCGCTACCAACTGCAATAATGGTTGTTTTTAGTGCGCTGAATTTAGAATTAGCATTTTTAGTTGTTTTATCAATTTCATTATCTAACTTATTAACGCTATTCTTTGCTGAGTCTACGGAGTTTTTAGTTTTATCAACTGCACCCTTAGCAGAATTCCCAAATTGATTAGCCGAGTTCTTTGCTTCTTTAAAATTCTTATCAAGCTTATCTACTCGAGTCGCACTCTCTCTCACTTCATTTGACTGTTTATGTATAGCACGGGTGGTGCCGTCAACAGCCCTAGAAGTTTGATTGAAGTTTCGTTCCATTTTATCCGCAGAACGAACGATGCGATCAGTTTCCTCATCAGCTTTCTGCAACATTTGATTATTGATTTTCCAATCAATTTCGATTGTTGTTTTTCTCAATGCGCCTGCCATATCAGACACCACCCTTCATTAGTTCTATTTTTTGTCTAGCAACCTCACATAAGATTGCTAATTCATATGATGTAGCAACTTCAACTTCTTCTTTCGTTGCTATACCGGCAATGATAGGAAGCCAAATATCAAACTCTTTATTGACTTCCCGTTCAGCTTGGCGAGCGTTAGGAAACTCAGTTAAGCAATTTACCAAGAAAGTTATCCGCCGCATTCATAACCTCGCGATACCCTTCATGTTCATCCCAATAATCTAAGTCCAAACCCAAAGGCTCAACAATTACATCTTTCATAATTCGCTCATAATATACAGAATCCACAATCACGCCATAGCCATTCTTAGACTCGTCTAAGATTGCTTGTGCAGCGCGAGTTCCAGGGAACTGGAATGTGTATTCAACCTTGTTGCTAGCTTTGAATACTTCTTTTTTTCCAAATTTATCCAAAGGTTTTTTTTCTACTTTCGGAATCTTTTGTGCTGCTTGAGCTGCTGCTACATCACTTTTAGTTGCATTATTTTTCTTCTCTGCCATTGTTGTTTCCTCCTAAAAAAGCGACCAAAAAGGTCGCTTAGTATAATATATTTTATGCAGTATGTGTATAATCTAGTACTTTGAAAGTAAATGACCTTGTCCCAACACTTTTACCAAAACCTGCGTCTGGTAATTTTTCGATAAAAGCCATAGACCCACCAATTTTTTCTTTTCCGTTAATAACGTAAATAGGAACTTTGAGCTGTCTATTTGCTATATCAATCAGCTTTGGATAACAAGGTGATGTCTGAGCTAAATCAACTTTGATTGTACCCATTTTGTCATTATTAACAGCTGCTGACGAATTACCTTGTGCGTCTGATTTAATTTCTACATTGTTTGAATCTTTAGAGCATGAAACCATATCCCCATCAGAAAAACCAAAAATAGAAATTCCGTTGATAATTGTCGATACTGTATTTGCATCATATGTTGCCATTACTTCGCCCATTATCTTATTCCTCCTTTTATACTTCCACTTCGCCGTATACATCCACGGAATGAATAGCCCCGGAACGTTTGTAGCGGAATGATAGCCCTTTGTAATTTCGTTTAGCAATATCGTCATCATTTAAATCTGAACGTTGAAGCGCAGTAATAGAAAAATTGGGCTCCCCCGTCTCATCATTACTATCAATGATTCCGTTCGCAAAACCTTCATTTAAGACAGTAGTCAACTCACTTTGAAGCAGCGCAATACCTCGTGCATCAAAAGTAAGTTTGTCTGTTTCTGTAAGCAGCTTCTGAAGACGAGTTTCAATTGTTGCTTTGATCCAATCATCGCCATGAATGGAGTCGATGAATTCGCCTGAAACAGTTTTTCCTTCACTAGTTTGTGCAATACCTGCTTTTTCGATATAGCACATGCCTCCAGCTTTTTGAATTGCATCAATTTCAGATACTTTAAGCTCTTCTGATGTGATTCCTGCAAGTCCATGACGGCCTTTCCATGTTGCGGAACCAACCGGCAAACTTGCTACATTCCCAATTAGCGCTGCATCTAGTTTTTCTCCAGTTTTGCTGTGAACAATTGCTATAGTACGTGTGTTTTTTGCAAGTGGTGTAATATCAGCGACAGCTGTAACTTGGAACACCGCAAATTTAAATTTCTGTTCTTCGATCAAGTTTGATAACGCAAGAGCATCCGCAGCTTTAAACTCTGCAAGCAAAGCAAAATGCCACGACTTCAAGAAGTACGCTTCAGCGGCTTCTAGTAATTTCGTATCCTCGTAAGTGATGACTGCCACTGTGTCGGGTCTATCTTTTTGAAGAAACACTGCTTTTGCTTTCGCATAGACTTCTGTATTATCTGCAAACGTATCTTTCAATTCTTCGAGAGTAGTGTATTCCTTGTAACCCATCGCCGTTCCTTTGACAAAAATCGCAGGACGACCTAACCCAATTCGCGGAGAGGGATACAATACAGAAATGTGTACTCTTACATCTGTAATAGTTTCTACCATTTTTTTATCCTCCTAAATTCTCATTTGTAAAGCTGATATTATCAATTTCTTGTATTTCACTTGAATACGAATCAACTACACGCAACCGCAAATCAATGCCTGCCGAGCGCTCATATTCAATGCTAATGAAAGTATCGCGCAGCCCGCTGTTTTGAACACTGACAACAACAATACCCCCATTTTCTTGCATAAAAAAACGCCCTTTTTGGGAGCGGAAATACTTATTTGTAATGTTGGCCAAGTTTAACGCTTGATGGCCGGATAAGGCTCGCCATGTAAGCGAGATTACAATCTCAAATTGCTCCCCTTCGACTATATCAGGACTGATAGCAATGTAAGGAGATGTTATGGTGTATTGGCAAAATGGATATTCTGGTTGTTCCCCACCACTAGAACTTTCGATAAGTTGTAACCCGCCCGAAAGCTCATTAACAGCATTAATCAAAGTTTTAACAAGTTTTCCATAGTCATAACCAGCAGTATCATTTGGCACTAACACTCACCGCCTTACACCCATACTGAGTTACATCCGAATAGTCAGTGAAAGGAATTGCGTCTTCAACAGAATACGTAATCCCTTTATGGATCACTTTGCTTTTTAACGGCAGAACTTGACTAGAAAACCAAATCATTTCGTATTTTTCATACCTGGCAGCTGTGTAGGCAGAAGTTTGGGGCATTTGAGTCATGAGCGAACTTGGAATGAAGGGTTCATTAACTTCAATTTTAGAAGTTTCGTCAAGCTGACTTACTACCCACTCGCCGTTAACGAATTCTCCACCTTTTTCTTGCTTTGGAAAAACTGTCAACGGAACACCAAAACTATCCAGTAATGATTGGAAAATCATTTTTTCCATTATGACTTCATCACCTTCCAAGTAACACTATTTTTCATTTTACCGGTGACAATTAAAGGATTATTTTTTCTGGGGTTTCTGGCCAAAGTCGCTGCTGACTTGGCCGGAGTTTGAATCTCAACAATTTTCATTTGTATATCGTCCACAATTTTGGCGCCTAATCGATTATATACCTGCTCGGCGCTTAACTTTCCATGAATAACGTCATCTATCCATCCCTCAAACAACTCTCCCCATTTATTGCTTTTCTCATCAAATGTGGACCTCAAAAAAGAACGTTCCGGAATATTAACTTCGGTCTTTAAATAGAACATGACCGTCAATTTACCATCAGGACCTGCCACAGCAAGAATATTTTTACCTTTTGGTTTAAATAGACCAGGAATATCTCGCGCTCTCCTATCACCAGCTTCTGGCGTTGGTATGGTTAGATACTTGCCTTTCGGGCGTATGGTTAAACCGAATTCGTGAACACCAGCAATCATTTGAATAAAAGAATCATCTTCACCAAAAAGACCGATTTGCAAACTATATCGGTCTAGCTGATCAAGCTCCCTGATTGCTTTGTTCATTGTAGATTTATCAGTAGTTACCTTCATCAAACCACCACCATGCTAATTCCTGATCCGCCATTTGCTTCCTTAAGCAATCTTGCATATTCTTGGCCATACTCGGTAGACAACAGTCCAGAATCTCCTTTGACTTCGTAATATTCCCGCTTTAAAGAACCTACTGCTTCCGACTTAACATTTTTATTTGCTAATGTTGCAAGATGTGCAGCAAGGTACCTATTTGCTCTTTCTTCAAATTTTTCAGGAAATCCTTTTTCTTGTACTTCTAAATATGAATCATCAATGTGTACTTGTAGAGAATCATCAGAGACGCTTGCTAATGATGATGCCGTTAATTTGAGCTTACTAACGTCTGTTTTCATGAGTTACCCCCTCATTCACCAAAATCCTCTTCAGGAACATATCGTTCTTCTTGTGGCGGATTGCTAATTGATTCAATTTGCTTATTAATAGCATCGATTACAGTTTTCCGATTTCCGTTTGTAGTCTCTTCTGCTAAAAATTCGTTTAAGGCTCCTAAATCAAAAGTATCCTTGACTAGCAATGCCGCTTTCGTAGCATTGAAATCATTAAGGCTAGAATCTTGTTGTAAATTGTCGGGTACTTTTAATTCATCCGACTCAATCAAGTGTATATTAAGCGGATGTTTAAGCGCTTGTTCCAATTCTTCAGCATGTTCATTATCAATATTGTTTGTTCCTGGAACTAATCTAACTTTTCCTAAAAAACGTACATAGTCGCCTTTGTTTTCAATAATCATTGTTTATTCCTCCTAGTAATTCTTAAATACCATCGACACGAACAATAGCGGCTGGGAATCGAACCACTACTCCAGCTGTACGCTCTTCAAACGGAACTTTAGTGCGCGGGAAAGAATATTCTTCTGGATGACGTGTAATATCCATCGGAATAATTAACTCCGCTGTTTCGTTCGAGTCATGAATAACCGCAAAACTATCAGAACTTGCAGTACCAATACCAACTAAGTCCGGCACACGAACAATAGCAGAAAACCAAGCATTGTCCTGTAGAACTTTCAGTACAGAGCGAGAATCTTCGTTACTGTAACGTTTTTTATTAATTAATTCGAACTGTTTCGGTGGTAAGCATAGTTTTAGTGAAGCTGTACCATACCCTGGTAAAACAGTAATTTTAGTATGAGCTTCGCCAATTTCATCAATAATCTGTTCTGCAGTTTTCTTTTCCCATTTGGAAACATTTCCTACACCAGTTGTCGGAGATACATCAATCTGAATGCCTGTAGCTTCAAATGCCCCTTTGATTGCATATTTCTTTTCTCCTCTAAAAGCAATAGAGTTTTCTTTTTCTGCAATAGCTCTGCGAACTGTTGTCGCTTTTGCAGCGTCTACTGTAGTTCCTTGCATACGAGCAGCACGCAAATCTTGGATTGTATAGGACAATCCAATACCGATAGAATAGATAGGTACGGACTTACGTACCATGTCCACATCAACAAGTGGAAGGTCATCTGCTCCGTTCGCAATTATTTTAGCAGCTCCGGAACGTGTCATAACATCAAATGAATACGATTCTGCACCTTCGTTCACATCGAATTTTTGCGGGAATACGCTCCGTGCGGTTAATTCTTCTTGTTTCGGTTCATAAATAACATTGTCAATAGCTTGTAAGTCACGTGCTTCAATTGTTGCTGTAATTTTTCCTTGCATTGTTCTTCCTCCTTTTGCCTTTAAGGCAGATTAATTTCTAATTTTGCTAATCCGTCGCTTGACGTTGTTGATTTAAATACTCCAATAACTTCAGTTTTAGTTGTTTTTGCTGTTGTAGAAGGTAAGAAATTAGAGGTAGCTGTATTAACAACTGCTTTTTCTCCAGATTTCACATCCTCATCCACAATAACTGTGATTGTCCCTTGTCGTAACACCGGTACCGCTTCAGAAGGTTTATAAACACCTGCTTTATCATCTGTATACTCATCAACGTAATTCTTTGCCACAGCGACTCCATAAAAATCACCTGTAGTCAATGGGCTAGCCTCGTCATCGATAACTTGAACGGCTTGGCCAAAGTTGATATCCTTTTTTACTGCTGCGCTATCAACTTGCGAACGTTGATAAGAAGCAATTTTACCTAAACCTAGCTCAGGCATCATATACTCTTGTCCAGTTGGAATACTCATTATTTGTTATCTCCTTTCTTACCAAAATTTTGTCGCGCTGCTTTTTTCTTTTCAATTTCTTCTAACTCTTTTGGATCAGGTTTGCCTTTATTAAAGTTAGCATCTGCAGTATATCCTTTAGCATCTGCTGTGACTGTCATTGCATCATAAAAAGCATTAACATATTCATCTGATTTGTCTTTAGAATCAAATGAATCATTCGATGTTTTAATAGCAGCTTCTTTAATTTCACGAGCAGTTTTCCCTTTGAAATCAAATGAATCACCAAGCATCACTTTAGCAGAATCTAATAATGCAGCTCGTTCTGTGACCGCATTTTCAATATCTTCCTTCGTCATTGTATTTTTGTTAGCTTCTTCCAGATCACTTTCCGCTTTATCTAACTTTGTTTTTAATCCGTCACGTTCTCCCTCTAATGCATCAACTTTAGCTGCTTTAGCATTTGCTGCATCCAGTTTTGCTTCTAATGCGTCAAATCGTGACTTAACAACTGAATCGACTTCATATTCTTTGCTATCAATCTTGAGTACTGGCATTTTGTTTCCTCCTTGTTTTTTCGTGTTTTTTGAATCAATCATAAAAGCAGCTGAGTCGCCTCGTATTGCAATTTCAGGACCCACGCGTCCTTCATCTACAATTGCTAAATGATTAACTAATACAGATTTTTGCACGGCATCGTACCTTTCGCCTGCATAAGTACCACTTTCTTTTACTACTTCCGATTCAAAGCCAAGGGACAGTTCGCGTTTACCGTCTTGAACAGCTTGTATTGTCTTAGAGTCTGTAATAGTAAAAGATACAAATAGCTTATTATCACTTACGCACGCGTCTGTATGCGTTGTTCCTTTTGCATACTTTTGATGATTGCTTGCATTAACTGGTTCATTCGGATGGTCATTAGTAACTGGCTTTGCATTGAGCGATTGAATAGTTTCGCTAGCAAAAAGGTTTTCGGGTAATTTAGCTTCCAGCTGAATACTGCCGTCCGCTCGTTGATAAGGAAATACCCCTGGTCGAGTGACTGGTGCCTTAACAGTTAAGTAACCTTCTTTAGTAACTTGCATATTTGAATCTGTAATAAATGATTTATCAAATCGTTGCACCTTCATTTCATATTCTCACCACCTTTCAATTTTTGGCATAAAAAAGACACTGAATCATTTATCAGCGTCTTTTATCAATCGTTTAATTTCATCCCACTGTTCTTTCTCTGTTGCGTCAAGTAAGAATGGCGGGTAATGTCCATAAAGTTTTTTATAACGTTCAAAAAGTATTTTTCCGTCTTCGGTGGCCATCATGCTATCAAGCCATTTTTTGTAGTTAATCACTTCAATTCACCTTCTAACATTTTAATGAACGATCCGTAAATCATCGGAAATTGTTTTTTTACCATAGCAATTGATTCTTGTTTGTTCATTGCTAGCATAGCAAATAAATTTGCAAAAATCTCTTTTTCAATGCTCCCTTTTCGTTTCCAATATGAAGCGGCATGTCCTGCATTACCTTTTACTCTATTTTCCGTAAGTGCCGAACAAATATCGCTAAAGTAATCATCGTTTGCCCATTTTTCATGACTGAACAATTCATTTATCTCATCCCACTTTGCAACTTTCTTCTCTATCTGAGTGGAAATAGTAAAACTTTTATTTTCCCAAGATTTATATTTCGCATAATCTATCAAATGACCAGATTCGTGAAGCAATATTTCTTGTTTATTATAATATTTTAAAGCTTTATTACTTGGATTAATAATTATCTTCTTGCTTGAAGGGCGATAAGCATATGCAATATTATTATCTCGTACTATCTCAAAAGAATTTGCAGTAATGTTACTACTTATTAAGTCCTTAACATTATCCGGAGCTTTTTGAGCAGCTTGAGCTACTTCGCTATAAGCGTTTTTTAATGTTGCTTTATCTTCTAGCTCTTGTTGTTTACGCTCATTTGTTGCAGCTTTAACTACAGACTCATCAAATTCAGGACCAGCAGTGCAACGACATCTATAATCAGTTCCAGGAATCGGTGCAGTTGGATCATCATATGAATAAACTTTACCATTTCTTGCGTGGTGTGATGGTCTAACCGCTGCATCTCCTGAATCTCTCCAAGTAAAGCCGGGTATGCCTGCTTTCTTATGCCTCTCGGCTGTCATCTGCCCAAAGATTGTTCCGGTCTGGTCATTAGCGATAAATTCAGCTTTATTTTTTGATGTACCTACTTGCGTAACCAGTTCATCACGCATATCTTTTAATGATTGGCCACTTTTTACACCACGCAAAATTATTTGTTCTGTTTTGGCGTTAAATTCGTCTGCAATTGAACCAATATAACTTACATTTTCGGCAATCGAAGCGTCCATGAACTCACTTAACCATGGTTCAGACTGTGTGGGCTCAATTCCTTGTGAGCGCACTTGATTGCCTATTTGTGATTTATTAGTCGTATTTATTGCTTTAACATGTTTACTTGCAATAGAATACTTGTCTCGCGGGTTGAATAATCCAAAACTTAGCGCCTTTACTTTATTTAAAACAGCTTGAACGGCATCACTTATACCATCTTCTCTGAACGCATCAGAGCGATTTTGAGACGTTTTTAGAATGGCACTAATATTTGTGTCAAATTCATGTAAAAACATGTCAGACAAAGCCGTGCTAAGTTTTACTAGCTGTTTAGTATAACTCTTTTCTAAATTATGTGGATAGCGAGTCGCAGGAACGCGTCTTTTAGCCATCTGCGTTCTTCTTCGCATACGCGTCATAGACAAGCTTAGCTAATTTATCAATTTCTGCGCTATCACCACTGAATTTAGAAGAATTCTCTAATCCGAAACGTCCAAAACGTGTTTCTTTCACTTCGTCAGGGTCTAATACACCATTTACAATATAAATCTGATCTGCTTCTGCAGTTAGTTTTCTAACTTCGGCATCTGTCTTACTGTCTAAGTTCCAGAGCGGATTAAATTCAATAGCCCATTCAAAAGAATCTGGATCAATACTCGGACCACAATCATCACTTGCCCACATCAGCAATCTTGTTAAATATTCCAATTGAGGTCGAAGTCTGTTTTCCTGGATAGACGAAACTCGCGCATAGTAGTTCATAACATCATATTGCGCACCTGTAAGAGTACCTGCTTCTTGACCTTTTAGAACTGTTTTAGGCATTCGAACAGCTCCTGCCAAATAATCCCATCCATAATCGAGCAAATCCTTCATTCCTGACACATTTGTCGATTCTTTAGTCAGCTGTTCATCTCCTTTGATAATTGCGAGTGCCTCAGTACGAAACATGAAATCTAGCATTGCCGTTAAATTCGCCTTATCATCCTTATTCAAAGCGTCTATGTCATCGGTTTTATACACTTTAAAAGCAAAGTCATACAAAATTTGACCTACAGACCAAAGCGATGTATCCATCACGGTAATAATATCATAAAGCGATTCAAATATGGACCTTCCTTTTGTTTCGCCCTCAAAACGCAATCCTTGCTCGTGTATTATCCTCGAACGGTGAATTTGTTCTGAAGTAGATGCTGTCGTTCCGGATAATATTTCTTCTCCTAGTTGGGACACGCGATTAACTTCAAAAAACTCAACTTCACCAAAGTGCTCACTAAACATATCTTGATTCAAATAGAGTTGAGTTACTTTCTGTGTATTAAAAGTATTAATATATGGAATACTTTTAATTGTTTTTGGATCGATAGCAGTGCTCAAATCCGCCTGTTCCCTATTACTTGATACTACGCCAATACTTAGAAAGCCATCGCCGTAAAGTCGTTTATCTGCATAAAGCTTCTGAAATCGATCCTTTGTTTTTAACTTACGCCATTTTGACTCGATGTTCTTTTTCATTTCTTTGTTATCAGTCTTTAAAGACCAACCTGCTCGAACCATATCTTCCGAGATAATATCTACAATATTCATAGCAATACTGTTAGAAGCATATAAATTCTCACATGCTTTCAAATCTAATTTTTGGCCGTTACCTGGTGTTTGCCTTGTTAACTTGTCACGAGAGTTTGCTTTTCCATGGCCAACCATGAAATCATTCCTATTAACTATCTTTGAATCTATCTTTGCTTGTTTTGCTTTATCAATTGAATACATCCGCTCACCACCTTTACATTAAGTTTTTATATCTATCTAACAACGATTGTTGACCTATCATTAATTTAACAAGTGCCTGGGTCATAGCATCAACGTCATCATCATGCTCCCCGTTGGGAAATGCCAGCATTTCTTCTATTACATCACTAATCCACGGAGCGTATAAAGGATGTGGAAAATACACGTTTCCTGACTCAAAAAGCGGTGTAACGGCATACGCCCGTGTTTCTTTCCCACCTTCTGGTTCAACGCCAATCATTCCGGTTATCTCTCCTTTTAATGTCTGCATAACAGCTGGACCATTAGCTTTTTCTTCAATGTACTTAGCAATAGCTAACGGATGTTTTATAGTAAGGCGCCTTACAGCATTTAAAGTCTCCGGAAGCCCCATCCTGTCATGTATGCGATCAATAAAAAAGAAATCAGCTTTTTTACGATTCCATACATGACCGGCGACAAAGTCACTTTTTTTTGTGTCTTTAAATGCCATATCCCACGATTGTGCCGATTTATCAAAAAGACGCGGCAGTATTGCCACGTCTTCACCTAAATTATATTTTTTTCTGAATTCTTCACTAGGGACATAGTACCTCAACCATTTTTCTTTAAAAATTGCCCCTTCAGCCGGACGCGGTCTTTGTTGGTATAGTGAAGCCCACGTTCGACTACCTACTGTCTTCTTCGTTATTTCAGCCCATTCTTCGTTATAGCCAAGCTCCGGACATAGCGCTTGGCCAATCTCACGTCCTAGTAAATCATTTTCCTCGGCAATAGCTGGTAATCTTATTCTTTCCCATGGTAGTGTATTTGCCTTTAACAATCTACCTATTAAGTCATCTTCATGCCACCGAGTCATAATAACGATAACACTATGACCTTTATGCAAACGAGTAAAGAATGTGCTCTCCCACTCCTGGTATATCTTATCCCGAATTGTCTTAGATTCCGCTTCTTCTCGGTTTTTAATCGGGTCATCGATAATTAATAAATCAGCACCACGCCCCGTTGCACCACCGAGCATGGAAGTTGAGTACATGCCGCCACCATATTGGTCAATGCTCCAGTCCGTGACACCTGAGTTAGCGGGATTGATGTGTATATCAAAAAGCTGATCACCCGCCATTTTTATTTTATCTCTGTTTTTTCGCCCAAATTGTTTGGCCAAAGCGTCAGAATAAGATGTTGTGATGACTCTTTTCTTAGGATTCTTCATCAAGAAGTACGATGGGAATGTTTCGGTAATTGTCATTGATTTACTATGCCGTGGTGGCATTTCGAAGATGTAATATTTCTGTTCACCGTCGATAATATGTTGTAACTTCTCACATATTAATTCAGTGTGTTCAAATAACTGGTAATCTCCAAAGTGCGAATAAGTCACGTAATCGCGATAAGAACGTTTAGCAAGTTCTATATCAAGTTCTTCCAACAAGGCCTCTTGTTCTGTTACGTCATTTTCTAAGGCTTGCTGCATAACTCCTCAACTCCTCTGTACTCATTCCCGAGAAGTCAGGCTTATTTACTGCGGTACTTTTATTTGCTTCATCTGGTTTATATAGCTTCTCGCGATTTAGGCTCGTTTGAGAGCGTATAAGACCTTTTTTTAATTCGGCTTGTTCTAGGTCGCTTTGTTGTTTAATTGCTCTGATTAGTTGGTTAGTGACGTTATTCAACGAGTTTTCAAGACTTAGTATTCGGTCGATTTTAGCAGTTACCTTTTCGCGCTCCTCAACGGTTACTAGCTCTTGTCTGTGAAGAACAACCTTTTTTCCATTCTTCTCACCAATGTACTCCTTTTCTCTTAGCTGTTTAAGCGTGCTTCTTTCAATATCAGACATTGATTTTTCAATGTTTGCGATGCGTTCCATCATACGCCGTTTTCTAATTTCTAACTCACGGATAGTTTGGTTAATGTGAGTTACTAAATTGCCGTCCATGCTCTCATACAACTGCTGCTCTCTTTCTGTTAAAAACTCCCAGGACAACGTTTCAAACTCCCCTGTGGTAACAGCGTTCTTATTGCCAATTGGTGCGCTACCGCCAACGTTACCAACCGCATTACCATTCCCTGGTGGTGCACCTCCGCGATTACCGATTGCGTTGCTGTTCCCTTTTAACTTATGGTAACGTTCCTTTTCATTAGTAACGTTACTATTCGATTTAGGAACGCTCTCTATTTCGTCATCGATGGACCATTTTTCTGTTGATTTCCACTTCCGTATCTGATTAGAAGAGCAGCCTAGTTTATTTGCAATATCAACCAGTTTCATTTTTCCGCCGGATTCAAGCCACATATTTTTCGCTTCAATTCTTCGTGGGTCGCGTTTCCTTGCCATATCACTGTCACCACCTGTCTTGTGTTGAGTTTGTTTTTACTTTACTTAACCCCTGTACACTTTAAACCAAGATGCGCCATCTTTACTTTCACTCTCCGAATTCTCATCCTCTACAGCCATGCCAGCAAGATTATTTAATATAAACACTACGCCTCTTTTTTCACCTTCTCCATAGTAATCGAATGTAATAATTTTCTCGTCAATCTCTACATTTTCAACTAGATCAAATTCCATCTCTTGTCCATTTTTAGTCCAAAATATAAGGGTCATGTTTATTCTCCAATCTTTCAATAAAAATTAATCTCTTCTTAGTAATCTATCTGCTTCGATTAGTGTTTTAAGGTCATTTACAGATTCAAGACGTATATTGCCTTCTTGTAGATTATTAAGCCACTTACCCAGCGTAGCGCGAATAATTTTCTTGTATTCTTCATCTGTCTTAACTTCTTCAAGAGCCTTGCTAATCTCTAAATCTAATAATTCATCATTTGCGTTTTCATCAATCGAACGCCTATTCTGTTTCGTCATTGCCTTTTCACCAGCTTTCTATTAGAATAGAAAAAGAGATAGTGAGTTCTCAAAACCACGCGTGGTCATTTCACTATCTCACGCCAGTGATGGCGGCATGTGGAAGGGGTGTTAACGCACCTCTTCTTTTTTATCTTAAAAACGCTGCTACTGAAAGTAATTTAGGCTTTTGATTATACTTTTTAGCAATCTCTTTCGATCTAGTATTAAAAGCTTCCGCGTATGGAATTATTTGTTTCTTAGCTGTTTCTCTATCAATTAAATTTCGATGATATTTCATTTTAGCTGTGTCCGCTTTATCTTTTAATCGTTGAATATCTTCTCTCATGTACACCACTCCGTTTCCTTTATGCTGATACTGTAAGGGATATTCGTTTAAATGTCGATAGATTCAAGCGCTTCTTCTAAATTATCTTCCAGTACCTCTAAAATGGGGAAATGTTCTTGTATCTCATCAGGATTTCCTTTGTAAAACACTAAAACATTCTGATGTATCCGAACTAACTTCCTGTTACGCATATTTCTGCGAGCTCTTAATGCTCCTGAACCTAGTGAGTTTAACAAAATCAAGTCATTATAGAAGTAAATACCATTCTTCTCAAAAATTGACTTAGTAAGACCGGTCAAATCTCTATAAAAACCAGCTTTATCTCGTACATCTGAAATAACCACAATAGCAAACCGATTATCTTTTAATTTATTCGCACCCTTATCTAATATCTCGGAATACACTTTAATAAATTCATCGTATTCCATGTTGCTAATGTCTTCTTTATTATCTGAATATACCTCTAAGTCGAAATAAGGTGGGCATGTAAATAATAAGTCCATCGAGTTATCTTTAATATGTTTATCCGCGTTTAAGCTATTATCGGTAATCCAATTAATGCCATCTAATCCGATTTCTTTAGCATTAATGTGGTTAGCTTCTACTTGTTCTTTTCTTAAATCAATTCCAGTGTATTCATGGCCAAGAACTTTTGCTACAATACCCCGAACAGAACCACCGGCGAATGGATCGTATATTTTGGCAGATTCTTTAGGAGTAAACCATCTGTAAGCCAATTCGCAAAGCACGGGGTCGAAAATACTCGTTCCTGTCAAACTTGCTGACCGTAAGCTAGATGCAAACGTGAGATTACCTTCTCTCCCTAGCTCGCTTCTAATCCCTAAATTTTTCCATTGGTCCTTCCTATCCCTCCATCTTCTTGTTTTCGAATCCAAATAAGAAAACGGCGGAAACAAAAAAGACTCGAACAGATTCGAGTCTAACGGGTTTTCTTTTACTTTATCCACAGTAGCTGGAGGTAATTCGAACTCTTTAATTAATTCATCTATTTCAAGTGCTGAGAATCCTGTTAAATTTAGCATTTCTTCATCATTAATGCTTTTTAGTAATTCGCCTAATTTATCAGTATTCCATCCACCTTCTATCTTGTTTAACGCAATATTCAATGCTTTCTCTTGATCTATATCTAGGTTAACTACTGATACAGTTAAGTTTTCCGGTTTTCCCTCGAGTAAAATTTTATAACGCTGATGGCCACCGACTAAATTACCAGTTCTTTCATTCCAAATCAGTGGGTCAATATAGCCAAATTCTTCAATTGATTTTTTTAATTTTTGATATTCTGGATCGTCGGGCTGTAAATCTATACGCGGATTATATGCAGCCGGATTAATTTTGCTTACTTCTATTTCTTGGATATTCATTTGCTCGACTCCTTGTATAAATCACTTAATTTCTTGCGTATCGTGTGATAATTCCCTGTTTTAGAAAGAGATATTTTTGCTTTTTGTGAAAATCGATAACCATCAACATTACCCACATCAGCAAAATCACTCTCATTCATAACTCGAAAATACCAACGTTCGTTTAATAAGATAATGTAGCTTTCACGGTAATTTAATTCGGTAATATAATTGCTTTTTGTTTTTACAAAGAAGTCGATTAAGCTGTTACCATCTTTCACATTTGCAACAACATACACAAAATTTTTCATGTGTTATCTCCTTTTCTACATAGAAAAACCTCCATATCAGAACGTATCTGTCCTTGGGTATGGAGGTATTAATGTTCAAAGCACTCGGCAAGGATTTGCACCTTGCATGAACTAAGTAATTTTTGCTATAGGTTTCTTAAGCTAAGGCTTACGCTCCTTAGCCATATTAGTTCTTACCTCCAATGCGTCTACCTGTTCCGCCACGAGTGTTGGATATGATGCGTCTCATATCAGACCAACGATAAGATACAATGCCTCTTTCTGGGCAAACTGTATATTTTTAAATTGCGATTGATTTATGATTAAAGCATAATGCCTTGCCAAAAATATTTACCTGTAGCCACGATGATACATATCGTTTTCCGTCCATGCTATATTTAGTCATTTCATGTTTCATAATTACCAGCTCCTATTTCTTATTTTCTTGACAATAACATCTTACCACGGAATTCCTTGTTTTTTGTCCGGTAAAAAGCCGGTAAAAAGTCAGCAAAAAGTTTAATTTTATCCGGTAAAAAGCCGGTTTGTTAAATATCCTTGTCGATAACAGCCTGAATTCCGACATTTTCAAGAATTTCATGTATAAATAATCTCCCTTTTTGAGTCCACTTGGTGTTTACTTTTGTTCCTAGACGTCCATTACTGTGAACTATGCTGACCGTTTCTGATTTAGTCAAACCTAAATTCATATGTTTTTTGTATAATATCCACTGCCCACCAACCTTGTGCTGCACCTGCTCTTCGTATAATATTTTATTGAGCTTATGTGCGGTCAAGTCATAATCAGCTGCAATTTGCGTAACAGTTATTAATCCAGGAGATTTTAAAATCTGATCATAATAACTCACTTTTGGTTCATATTCGGCTATAGTTTGTGTTTTCACTTCATTTTCTAACATTAACTGCTCATTTAGTTCAGCTTGTTTTGCTGCAAGTGTAAGTGCTTCTGCGTAGGTTCCTGGAATATAGAAAGTTTGCTTTTCTTTTTCTTCTAATTTGTTGAACTTTTGTACAAATAAAGCTGTAAACTGAATGCCTTTTGCCCCAGTTAATTTATTCGCTATCATTTCACAGCCCATTTTTGTAATTTCATAGCACTTATATTCTTTCCCAGTGCCGGCATGATAAGTAGATTCACTGAAAAAATCATCAGAACGCAATTTTGCGTTTTGATTGATATATCTAATATATGTTTCGATATCACGCAGTAAATCAGAGTGTCTTTTTTCTACCATTTCAGCAACTTCACGACTGTTTAATGTATTATTTTTATCTAATACTGCTAAATTATTCATTGTGTTCCCTCCTCATTTTTCAACTACTATATTAAGTTGGTAGGCTAGACGTTCAATTGCTTTTCTCTTTTCTTCTTTATATTGCGAGTGGCTTACATGTATGGCCAACATAGCTTCATAATCACTATTTTCTTCAATGAATTTAGTTAGTATCACTTGCCTACTCCGTTCAGGAAGTTGGTTGATGTGATGATCAATCAATTTAACATATGCTTTTGCTTCATTTACTGCATCTACATTCCATATTGCACTTTCTTCCGTCGTAGAATGGAATTCATTATTAAATGATGGTGGCACTATGGTCAATGTAGAAGTTAACTTTGGCATTCTTCTCTCGCCGAGTCTAACTCTCATAATTTTATATTTTTCTAAAGCTCTTATTACGTTTCTTTTTGTTCTAACATTGTCAATTTGTGGTAGTTCGAACAGCGCCATCACACGCAACCCCTCCATTGTGGTATAATGATTTTGTCTAGGAATCACATTCCACGCCGGAGCGGTCGCTCTGGCTTTTTTTATATATTTAATTCTTTTACTGCTTCCGGACTTAAAATTATTCCATCAACATGGTATTTACTTTTAAAAGTTAGCCATCCGATTTTGTGAGCTTCTGTGTGCATTTCTCGAGATAAGCAAATTAATCTTGATTTACTGTGATCATAATTTCTTCTATCTCTTCCCACGCCTACGGAATCAACATGGTGTATTTCGCCTCTACGACCTGTTACTGCGCACTTTCTGTATTTGATACATAAGAACAGGTATCTATTGATATCATCCGTCATTTGCAGTCCTGATGCGGATAACGGTATATCAAATTGAAAACAAAACTCTATAATAGAACTTATGAAGTCGCGAGCTTGTATTTTTGATAACTTCGCTGTACTGAAATCACCCGGTAAATTCGCTTCAGCTGCATACGCTACTTTTAACGTTTCTTTAACTACTCGGCAATCATTGCTGAAGCTTCTCGGCTTTGTAGCTTCAAAATCGTTATAAGTGTGCTTTACTATGTCACTAATCAAAGCATGAATCATTTTGTTTTGCCGTAATGTTCGTTTTTCTGTTTTATACATGTCATCACCCTTTAAAACGGATATTCTCGCTCATTTGGTAGTGTACCCATGACTACAATTCCTTCTTTTTGCAAGTAGTCGGTAATATAAACAACATCTTCCCAATACTCTCGCCCAGTATATTCCCCGTTATCAAATTCTTGTAATACAAGCGTGTCTCCCACTTCGAAATTACGATCATTCTTTCTAATTTCAAACGCTTTTACAAGTGTTCTTTTTTTCTCGAAAAACTCAGGTAGAATCTTTAATTTGTGTACTGTCATTTATAAATCACCTTTTTATTTCCGGTTTCTCGGTTCACTATTTCCATTCGATCATTAAGATTTTTCACCACGAGCCAATTATCCGGATTAAGACCATTATTTTTTAGCATCGTTGCTTGGTTTCTAGTTAACTTTTTACCGTTTTTCATTATTATCTTCCTCGCAATCTTCACACGTTCTCGGATATCCCGGATTTGCATCATCAATGAATACTCCGCAATTTTCACACAAAATACCCTCTAAAATCATTTCAGTTGTTTCGCCCATACATTCGTCCTCCTATACTTTTGTTATCTCTATTTTTAGAATCCATTTCCATTTTCCTCGCCATGTTTTTAATTCATGTATTTTAGTCATCGTCTTCCTCCCACTCGTCCCACCTATATGCAATTTTTTTCATAAATTCGTCTGCATGTTGATAACCAACTTCTATCAACCATTCTTTAGCTTCTTCAAAACTTAACTCTCCTGAGCCTGAGCCGAGTTGTTTAATGGCTACATTGAAATCGACTTCATAGAATGCTAACCATTCATCTAACGTTACAAGATTTATATCTAATGACCTTTCATTAATTAAATAATATTCTAATTCCTCTTTCGTCATGTCGTGATGCGTTTGCGCTTCTACTACAGTTGATATTCGACAATATAATCCGTTTGGTTGTTTTGCTATTAGCCCTGGCATTATTTAACCTCCGATCGCGTAACTTTTCTTGCCAAACCCTTACTCAACTCTATATGAGCTAAAAAAGCTTCTTCATCTTCCGGGTCCTTAGTGCTTCCCCCCCATGTGCTGAGTATTATATCTTGCATTAAGACACGATGGAGATGATAAACTTCTTCTCTCGTCATGATTAATTCATATTTTTTCATTCCTCCTATATCCTCTCTTTAGTTGTTATAGTAGTCATTAAAAGCTGTGTAACTATTTAACAATTCGTCAGCTTCTTTATATAGTTTCTTACTGTAATCAGAACGATATTCGTTTAATTCGGTCACAGTGAAGCGAAGACCTGTTTTAATAAAATCCCCCGGTTTTACAGTTCTAAATAAGCGGCCTCCGCTTGAACATAGCAGAACTACTTCTTGACTCGTGTCGTCAATCTGCACAACAACGCCATAGACTGGGATTATGCCTCCCTTTTCTTTTATCTCATCTCCGATTCGCAAATCCCTCAAGGCTCTTTTGTTTTTATACCTATCAAAAATAAAGATTAAGATTAAAGTAAAGAGACTTGCTACAGCTAATAGCCCTATAGATGCTAAAATACTCATTCCATCACCTCTTTCAAGCTTTTAATAATTTTAAGTATTAACACTCGTACTGAACGTTTTAAACGCCTTTGCAAAAAGGAATATGTTTGGTATTGTCGGTACATCATTCTGCCACCTCTTCTAATCCCCATGCAGCAAATTCGGCTAGTAGTTCGTACTCTACTTTTCTATTTCCGATTGCAAGATATGCCTCTACCACTTGCTGAGGAGCTATGCTGTTGCGATTTTCTAAGTCAAAGAATAGTCTGATGGGTGTTAAAAATTTACTGGTTTCTTTCAACCATTTCAGGACAATCTCCTTCGCTTCTTGTTCGTTCATTCCGCCACCTCTTTCTCGATAGACCAACCAGAGTCAATATTATTTACTAACCAGTCGTTGTAAGCCTCTGTAATCTCTTTTTCTAATTGTTCAAGTGTTAATATATCGAACTCAATATTCAAGTCCGTTTTCAAAAGAAATGTTTCTGTTTCAAGTGATCCGTGCATACCAGTAGAAACCTAGAATCTTACTTTTTTATCGTTCATTCCGACACCTCCATCAATTCCGGATTTTCGTGTATGTTGCCTATAACTGTCATAGCTGCTGAATCAACGCTAGCATCAAAGTAGAATCTGGTATCGAAATCCTCTGGGTCTTCTCTTGTAATTTTAACCCCATCGATTTCATTCGGTATTGTTTCGCCATCAATATCAGGAGGCTTAATCAAATCAAGATAATACGCGCATATATCCGTGTCATATTTAACCACTCCAATGTATTCTACTTCTTGGTAGTATCCCATTGGCCAGCGTTCTAAAACTACTTGCACAATGTCATTTTCAAAAATAGTTTTTTCGTCTTCATCTTCGCGACCTATACAGCTTCCAACTGTTTTTTCGTCTATCGCGTGCATGTTGTTAATAATAAAATGTGCATAAGTTAATGTACTAGCGCCTTTTCGTTCATCTACAAAAATGAAAGTGCCGCTATCCTCAAACTGCATTAAATTGCCGTAAACCCATTCTCCGTTGTCTATTCGTTTACCTCTAAATTCACTCTCTCTCATGCTGCACCCTCCTACTTCAACTATTCTGTAATACTTTTGTTTTACTTTTTAGTAATTTAGCCCACTTATTTGCAGCCATTTGCACGTCCTTAGTTGGGTCACAATTATGCTTTCCTCGCAGTTGGTAAATTTGGCCATTTTTGTATTCAAGTGTATACAATGACTTTTCTAAGTCCTGCTTATCACGAACAAAAATAATCGTTGTTTTCCCTTCAATGTGTTGTTTAATATAATTACTACCGCCTACACAATGGCTTAATGCTTTGCCTTCTGTTAATAAGTCCGATGCTTGCTTAGGCACAATAAAAGCGTAATTATCTATCGTTTTTTCTAAGTCTTTTATCTTCTCAAATCGCACTTTATATTGTTGTTCTTCAACTTCATGTTTCATTTGGTACAGTAATTTGACCGCGTTATCATGAGCTATTACTAAATTTTTAGGCATAATTATGTTTTCGCTATCGATTGCAATATTTAAGTCTCGCATTAGGTTTAGATAATCTAGGTAGTAGCTAAAATCCACTTTATTCTTAATAATCCAATTCTGAAAGCGAACTATTCCTACTCCTTCAGGGATTTTGTTGATAGCACGGTAATCAAGATATTTTTCAATTCCAGAAACTACCTTTCCTCGCCGTTTCTGTATTCTTCTTGCTAATTCAAATTCCATAAAACCTCTGTCCGAATTCTTAAAGAAGGGCTTGTTTTCTTTCAACCACTTCGAATTAATTGTTCGCATGTCTACCGTTTTTCTAAACGATCCATTTGTATATTGTGTTACGGGATACATAACTTCCTTGGCCAATTGCCTTGCTTTGATTTTCTGCAAAAATTCAATTTCAACTCTATATTTATATATAGTTTCAATTTCTTTAAAGTCTAAGTGCGGGATTTCTAGGTACTTAAGCTCTGATTTACTTCGAATTTTTTCTTTCCAGTCATTTTCAAACAACTGAATCATTGAGTAAGGTCCGCCAGACATCCCACCGTATACTGGAATTAAACCAAACCACATCTTGCCGTCGCTACTTGCAACCTTTACGTGTTCTCCTTCAGCAAATTGTTCAAAATTGACTAGATCAAATTCAATTATTTCTTTTCCTTCCACTACTCGATTCCAGAACGCGTAACTTTGTATTTCAATTCTTTTCGATGTAACTAAGACAATACCGAACACGTTCAATTTACCAAAAAATGTCAATCTAGAGTTTTTTCTTAACTTCTGTTCAATAACACTGCAGTTTTTTCGATTAGAAGCTAGAATAGTTTCTTTTTTGTTGGACCATTTATAGGTTGGAATTTGTGAGAAACACCATTCAAAAAAGGCTTTTGGTGGTTTTAATTTATTATCAATATAGTTTTGCGCTTCTCTCTTCATAAGAAATCAAGCAAATCTAATTGCTCATACCCTTCTTGCATAGTTGTTTTTTTCGGTTTTTTCTTAGCTTTAACTTTCGCTTTTTCTTGTTTTGTTGCAGTTGCTTTAACTGTAGCCTTTACACTACTTTTCTTCACTTTTTCTGATATAAAATACTTTTTCACCCAGGAAAATACCGTTTTGTCATCAATCATGGCCACACCTTCCGCCTGATGCTTTGAAGCCCTTGAGGAGCAGTATTTAACCGCCCCACTGATACTTCTATCATCTTTCATAATGCCTTCAAAAATCGCTTCTTCTACTTGATTACAGAGCCAGTTATGTATCACATCCTCGGCTCCGGAATGTGCTTCATTCATTTCCGTTAACATTTTATTGAGCGCTTGCTCTCTTATGCTTAACTTTTCAACAGTTGTCATTATTCATCCTCCTAACTATCTAGCTCCATTCGCATTTCATTAAATGTTGAATCGATTTCTTTATCTGTCATTTTTAAAGCTTCTAGCAACGTGCACTTCTCTGTATGCACAAGTGAAGCAATCTGATGTTGAACGCCTATTCTTCGTTCACTTAATTGTTGTAGTAGCTCTTTTTCTATCGTCTGCATTGTAGAAAACCTCCTCGTGTACTTTTCCTCGATATTGAAACCCTTCCGCCCCCAGCTGCATTTCGTATAGTTGACCTTTATCACTGATGTAGCAAAATCCTATTTCAAAATTGAAAATCCAACGAAGTTCTTTATTAATAGGGTGATCATAATATCCGCAAACTGTAGTTACTTCCTTACCTAAAATCCGTTTGATTTCAGCTCTTGCCGCAGGATAATCTAATCTATCGTTTCTATGAGTTTTAATCGGTTTTAAGGCTTCTTCCTTTCGCTTTTTTTTAGCAGCCTGCTCAGGATAGTAATCCATTAAATCGAATAAATTTAATTCTTCTGATGGCATTTCCTCACCTCTTTACAAGGGCGGTTTCCCGCCCAGCATTTTATTCTTCGGTTTCAAACTCTAAAGACGCTTGATCATCATTTTCAGATTCTTGTTCTTCACTATCAGCTTTTTGTTCAGAATTATTTTTCCAGTCTTGCCATGCTTTTGCCTGTGGTGCTACAAATTTACGGTAATCGTCCAAGGTGTCTTGCATTTCTTGAAGTGGAGTACCATAATATTTAGCCAAGTCCACTAGCTCTTCCCCTTCAGTTAGCTTCTGCAGAACTTCTTTCCCTTCGAATATTCCTCCAGGAATGGTCATTGGTCCGCTATCACAAGCGAGAATATATTCATCAATCTCTGATTTGTTTATCACGCTAGAACGTTCCTCTTCTGGCAATTCTTCTAACTCTAAATCAAGTTTTTCTTGTGAGTACATCGCCACTGTACCGTCCTTGTGGACCATATACTTAAGAACTGGCTCTCGTGTTTCTGGATCAACCTTTTCACGGTAAGATATTTGGTTGCTTTCGAGTGAAGTATTTACTTCTCTACCTACTAGCTTCATAAGTTCTTCGTTTTGGCCAGATAATTCATCTACATCAACAACTAGTTTAATTTCCACCGTGTCATTCGGTTTCACCTGTACATTTCTAACCTCTGCGTAGCAATTAATCATTTCTTTTTCCTCCAATTTTTTTAAAATAATTTCGTTTGAACTTCTGAAACTAATTCTGTTATGCTAACTTCCGTTCTAGGTAGGTCTGAATATCTCTTATAAGCGATTAATTCAACAATCTTTCCATCGTCACTAAACATGATGCCGTTTAATGCGTCTAGCACAGCCTTTGTGAAATTATCAATATCTGGCCTTACAGCTGGAAACTCTTGGCCAAGGACCGCTCGCTGCTTCCAGACTTTAGATTTTGATTTAGGGATTGGCACAAAGAAAATTAATTTTATTTTAATAGGCGTGCTTATTGGCGTTCCTGGCGCATACATTTTTGCCACATTTGCTATTTTCTTTTTGTACTCTTTTGACTTAGGCGGGTCGTACGTTTGTACGAAATTGCCTGCATTTCTAAAACGCGGTCGTTCTTGTGGATGTGGAGGAATATTAATCGTGAATTTTATCATTTTCTTCCCACCGTTCACGTTCCACTTGTTCAACTACTTGTAGTGCTTCTTTTGGCACCTGATAAATACTGTTGTTAATTCTCACACGTGCATTTGCTGAACCCATTCGTTCTATTTCGTATATCCCTCCTAATCTAAAAGGTGTCCCGGGAATTTTTTTAATGATTTCAACGTACTCAATTCTTTTCAACTAATTAACCCCTCTCTGTGGTGGTTCGAAAATATAACCTACGATTTTCGCTCGAATATGTTTTATTCTCTTCACTTTTTTTCGTGGAACCATTTTTTCTGCAGTATCAAATGCTTCTTTAAAAGTTCTAGCTTCTACCTCAAAGCTTCGATTTTGACAAAGTCCAGAAACCCAGTAAATTTTCAGCCAGATCTTAAAAGTTTTCATCACTCAAAACCTCATAACCATCAAACTTCCAAGAATGTAATCTTAATTGCTCCTCTACTTCTTCGGAGGTGTAACATATCGTTTTAGCTATCTTCTTGTCTAACAGCTTCCAAATGATTATATTTGCTGGCGATGGTCCATCAAATCCGACATATTTCGGCATTTCCTTAGTAAGTATCATTTTTTAAATCCTCGCAATCTATAATTTTCTCCTGACATTTGAATTAAATTTCCATCTTCCATAATTCTGCTAAAATTACGTTCTCCATAGAAATTAAATAGTTCATCTACGTTAAAGTTCGTAGTATAAACAGTGTGTTTCCCAACACGGCCTTCTACAATTTCGAAAATCTTTTGTACTGCAAAATCGTTATTCGCTTCTTTGATTTCACTTCCAAAATCATCCAAGACTAGTAGGTCTACACTTTCGATTTCATTTAACAAATCTGCTTCAGTAAACTCGCTCGTCTTACTAAATGATGATCTAATTTTTGTTAATAACTTAGGCGTGTTAATAAAAATCATCGTTGGTTTTCTCGTCTTTAACACGACATCACGTTCATTGTCTCTTTTTAGTACAATATCTATTTCACTAATATCTCGCATAATGGAAGCTGCTAAATGACTTTTACCAACGCCATAGGAACCTGTTAGTAGCAAGCTTCTAGGCTGATTAAGATTAAACGTTTCTACAAACCGTCTACAAACTGCCAAAGCTTTTGCATTCTCTTCATTCTCTGCGTGATAGTTTTCAAAACTCGCATTTTCAAGCTTTTTATTAATCATGCTATTAGAAAATATTTTGTTTAACTGGTGATTTCTATCGGCGTCAAGTGCTTTAGCTGCCAGCTCGGCATCTTCTTTTGCAATCTGTTTTCGGATTTTTTGCTCATCTGCTTCGGTAAGCGTATGTCTATCAATCCGTTCTTGTAGCTCCGAAATTATATTGGTCGCTGATTTTAATTTCTTGTTTTGCTGGTTCTGCTCGCGCATTCTTTTTAGCACCACCATTCCAGTTTTTTTCTTGTTCATCTGCTTCAGTGGTGTTTTTAACTCCATTATCTAACCAACCCCGCAAAACAGTATCAACAGTTTTCATTCTTCGTCTGTTCAGTTCAATTGCCTTCTTCATAGCATGTACCGTTAACTCATTGCCCCCTAGAGAAATAAGTTTTTTTAGCAATTCTCTATCGAATTCCGATAATCCGGTAATTGCAACATTTTCTTCCCAAAATTTATAAGCAGTAGTAGTTGGTTTTTCTTTTACAATTTTTTCGGGGAGCTTTTCTTGTTCGCTTACTACTGCTTTACTTTCATTTACTTTACTTTCCTTTACTTTAGTTTGTGTACTTAATGCTGGCATTAACTCTTCTTGTTCCGCATTAATGTCATCATTAACAACATTAATGTTTGCAAAAACGATTTTAGGACATAAATTTATTACTTCTGGCCTATCTAATAACAAGTACTCTAGTACTACTATTTGTTTTTTTCTTCGGCCAATTGCAGTGAAATATCTCTCTTGAATCCCTAGACTTGTCAATATTTGAAACTCACTAAAAAGGTTATTGTCGAACAAATCGTACTTAATGCAGTCATTAACTACTGTTTTCAATGTGTTAATGTCAACATTAACTCTTTTCGCGAACAGTATTTGTTCTGTTTCTGTCCACTTATAGTAAAAGTTTTGGCTATAAATCTTCATAAATAACTTGATCATTATTGCAAAACCAGTCGGCCCATGTAGCGTTTCGATTAACTGAAATTTATCATCATAATCAGCATCTACATCTAACGGAAAATAATCTAACCCCTCTTTTAAAGGCCTTGCCATATCATCACCACCTATACATAAACCGGTTTGCCAGTTAATGCTTGAATTTCTTTTTTAAATCGTTCAGGATCACCATTGCTATCCGAAATGTGTAACAAGTGAATTTCTCTAAGTTGCGATAAGTCATTTGCTTTCAAGAACTCTTTTACATTTTCTAAGCTGAAATGCGATTGTAAAACACGCTTTTTTTGAACTGGATGTATAACTTTATTTATTACATTTTCTTCTAAAATATCTGCTGAATAGTTACACTCAATCATTAAATAGTTGATGTTTTTGAATTTGTATCTTACAAAATAACTGTCTGTAATGAAAAGTAGTCTTTCATTATTGCGTTGAATCATAAAACCAAGCGGCTCTTTTGCATCATGTTCAGTTTGAAACGGTAAAATAATCCATTCTCCGATGTTTTGAGCGTTTTTTTCTTTTAAAATGAATTGTCGACTGTCCGGAACATTTAAAGCAGACAAGGTGCCTTCTGATGCGTATATCTTAATGCTGGATGTGCGTAACATCTTTTTGACGCCAGCAACATGGTCTCCATGCTCGTGGCTGATTAAACAGGCTTCCACTGCCGATAAATCAAAATTTAGTGCTTTTCTTATTTTGTCGAAGTTTATACCACATTCAAGTAACAACTTGGAACGCCCGCTACTAATAACGTAGGCGTTCCCTTTACTTCCGCTTGCTATTGTCTTAATTTCCATATTAATAAGGTCTAGCAGGCGGTGTAGATTGCTGCTCACCATATATCGGTGGCATTTCTACATGCTCGGGCTCTCTTACTTCTTTAAAATCTGGCACTTCATTTTGCTGTGAAGGAATATCTAACACTTCTGCATTAGCATTTTGTTTAATTTCTTGTTGAACACTTGTTTCAGTGTTTTGTAGCGAACCTTGTTCTTCCTCTGTATACATGGCACCTAAGTTATCCGGAAAAGCTTCTCTCATCGCATTAACAACTGCGGTCTTACGCATCATTGTTAGAGGCATGGTATTCCAAGTTGATTGTCTTTTATTAAACTCTTTTTCACTGATTCTTACACTAACTGGCCTATTTCTATCTTTTCTAAAAACCTTTGCCCAGCCCCCTAATAATTTGTCTGAGGCTAGAGAAACTGCGCCTTCTAATTCAATAATTTCACCGCCCCTTTCCACAATTACACCTGCTTCGAATCCGTCATATTGTTCATGTGTTTCAGCACGTTTCATAAATGCTTCTTTAGAAACAATTATTTGTGCGGGTTTATCTGGACCTTTTGTATTTTTAAATTTAACTAGGTAGGCTTCGTTAAGAAATGGATTTAATTTTTGATATTTACATAACTGCAAAAACATGATTATTTCCTGGTCTGTAACCTCTGCATTTCCACTTACTAAATAATCCCTAATAATATTGCCAGATAGCTTTACTTCTTCTCCATTCACTTCAAATGTCGTTATACTATTGAGCAATTTTCCGTTTGGGTCGCTATAATTCTCTTTTGCCATCATTTATGCCTCCACTCTCAAATTTTCATCTGACTCAGAAACGATTAAGCTAACTAGCTGTGATTCTGTATGGATTAATTCCGTTACTGATTCTCTGTTGTCTACAAAAATTGGTGCGAGCACTTGAACATGCTCTGTTAGTGCGTTAATAATATCCAAACCACCATTAATGCGTGCAGCATTGTTTAATCCGGAATTGTAAGGAACACCGTTATAAATAGTTTCGCAACACTCATCAATCCCTCCGTTAATTTGAGTTTTGAATAACTTGAATGAAACATATTTGAACTTGCCGTTAATCTTATCTTCAAGAAGATTACATTTTGCTTTATTAAATCGTTCAATGAGATATAATCCCATTTCCAATTCGTCGTACTTAGCGCCTTTTTCTGCTGCTTCTTCTTCTAATTCCTGAATACGATTTTCTTGTTTCTGATTGCTATCAAATTTTGCTAAATCAGCTTTTAGATCACTTGCTTCAGCATTCAATTTATCAATTTTGATTTGAATCTCTGCTACTGCAGTTATAGAAGAACCTTTTTCATCACGCAGTTTTTCTTCAATCATTTCCAGTTCAGATTGTTTCTCAATGTAATTAGTAGAGTTTTCAACTTGTTTCAGTTGCGATTCTAACTCTGCTTTTTGTTGATCTAATATTTCTAGTTTCGATTGAAATTCAGTCTGTTTATTCTTATATTGATTGTTAATTTTAAATTCTATTTCAGTAATATCCGTTTCAATTTGATTTATTTCATCTTTTGTCGATTTTCCAGCTAGTTCATTTGCTTTGATTTTCTCTGCTTTTTCCTGATTAAATTTTTCAATCATAGAATTTAAATGATTAGAAGGGAAATCTTGGCCACAAGTTGGACATGATTTGCGATGTTCGTCAAAACGCTCTACTTGCAATGTATCCCATTCATTGCCGAGCTTTATTAATTCCTGATGCTTGGTAGCTAACTCTTCTTGTTTACGTTGAATAAGAAAAGCAGATTCTACAATTTCATTTTCTACATTTTTAAGTCCATTTCTTTCAGTAAATATTTCTTCCTTTTTGTTCATCAGTTGCTCTTGTACTTCTTTTTGCTCATTTGCTTTGATTTTTGTAAGCTCAAGTTCAATATTCGCTTTTTGCTTGTTTAGTTCGGTTTGTATTCCGCCGTTTTTCAAAGTAATTTTTTCTTGTTCGATAAGTTGAATCTGTTCTTCAATTACTGTTAATTCCCCTGAAAGATCACTAGGATTTAAGCCGGTAGTATCTTGTTTGGCTTTAGAAGCTTCATTTACAAGTTCGGGGATAAGTTCTAATCTTTTACGCAAGTTCTTGCGCTGTTCATTAATCTGAATTAATTTATCTTCAATCGAGTGCTTTCCAAGAAAGATCCTTAAATCTTTCAGTGAATCATCCGCACTCATTACTTCTGCGTCTGTTACATCGCCTGCGATTTTAATTAGCATTGCACGTCTTTTTTTCCAGTCAAACTGTTCATTGAAGTACAATGGGTTAGTAATTAGTTTGAAAAGTTCCTCGTCTAGTAGATCGCTAATAAATGACTTGTATTCATTCGCTTTCTTTTTGATCTCGTCGATATAATATTCTGTAGTATGACTTGTTAACTCTTGTTCTAGTTTCCCTCTTGATTTTGTCCACTTCTCCATGTACTTTTTAGACAACTCAACTTGTTCGCCATCAACATCAATCACTGCAGTTACAACATGATTCAACTTGTGAATAACGTTGCCTTCAGCACCCAGCGTTTTAATAGCAAAGTCTTTTTTATTTGTGCTGTCTTTATCGAATAAAAGCCAAGTGAACGCATCTAAGATTGTTGTTTTCCCCGAAGCATTCGCTCCGTATATTGATGTATTATCTTGAAAATCAATTTCTAGTTCCTTGATACCTTTAAAATTTTCTAGTTGAAGCTTTAGCAATTTAATTGTTTTCATCTGTTTTCTCCTTTTCATCTTGTTTGAAATTTTGAAATCCATTTAATGCCCCTTCTATTGCATGTTCAATGGTTTCATTCACGTTGCACACACAATCATGGTCCTTCATAAATTCATATACAATTGCTTCGGCGATGTCCCCATACATCTTTAAGAGTTCGCTTTTCCCTCCAATTGCAGATGACGCACTGTGTATACCTTTTCCATCATTGAAGCTTACATTCACGGCACAAGTTATGCTTTCATTAAATGTAGCAATTGCTTGTAACTCAGTTATTAATTTTTTTGCCTCTTCAAATTTCACTTCTTCAATACTTTTTTGTGTCATCTTGAATCCTCCAATTTTTAAAATTTACAAACTTCATTTTCTGATTGCTTCAATTCTTCTTCTAATGTTTTTATCGTTTCAATCTTCTTCTCGTGATTAGCAATCCTTTCAGTTAGTTGCTTAGGTGGCTTGGTATTTACACGTTTGTACTTGAATAAGTTAATCTCTAAAGCTTTGATTCGTTCTAATGAGTGAGTTCTTGAATTCTTTAAAATTTCAATGAGCTCATTAGTCTTAATTTGCATAATAAAGACCCCTTTCTAAAAATTAATTTGTCAAAACGGGGCTAATCGCATATACTATAAGTAATTCAATTCTTATATTTAGCGAATAGCTATCTATTTCAGACTCGTGTTAGCGCACGAGTTTATTTTTTTGTCGTTACAATCATTACTCCTTCTACAATCGTGATGTTTTGTGTATCACCAGTATTCATTCAATTCACCATCCCAACTTTCAAAAGCATCCATGGTTTTTTGAATTTTTTCGCTTGCGTTGTGCATATTTACAATCCAGCTTTCAATTATTCCAGGGCTGATGGTTGATGCAAAAGTATCTTGAGCAAAGTGCTCTCCATTTTCAAGTAACATATTTACTTTTACGCCTTTAAACGTCTTTCTTCCTGTGGAGTCATTGATTGGTGTAATTCTTACAATATATTTTTTTTCGTTATTAACGGTCACAACTTTCTGAATTGCTCTTATTTCTTCCATCGCTTGAATCCTCCTTCTTCGCTTTTAAAAGCTACTATTAATGCTACAAACACTGCAAAACCGATGAAAAGTAATCCTACGCTCATTTATAAATCCAACTTTCATACCAGTTAGCCAAGCCAACTTTTTTTATCGTCTTGCATAACTTCTTAACGCTTGATATTAACGTCATTGTTCCGAGCAACACGAGTATCCACACAATCGCTATCCAAATCGGTATTGACATCGGCTTTCTCACTCCCTTTCTGATATGCATAGATTGATAGATTTAACAAAATACCAAATCCAATAACAATATTTACCGCTAATAACATAAAATCACCTTTTTCTTGAATTTTCTTCAATCCACTTTTCTACTGCTTTTTTTGGATAACGACGCTCATTACCTTGCTGGATGAAAGGGAATGAAGCATTGTTTAGATAATATTTATCTGCTGTATTTTTACTACATTTCAATATTCGCTGGCATAATTCTCTAGCACTAAGAAGTTCTTCGTCTTCAAAATTTTGTATGAGCGAATCTTTTAATTCCTCTACTAATCTTGAGAAGCAGATTATTGATGTTTCTTTTACGTGATTGAAAATTTCCTCCTCATTAAGAATACTTGGCATTATCTTCACCTCTTTCAAATCCACTTTTTTTGTTTCCAACTCTCATCTTGTTCACTCATTAATTGATACACATCGATATTTAAATGATCACTTGCATGAAATAAAAGGTTATAACCCCAACCGAGTGCATCAAGTAATTCTTTTAAACTGTCTCTTGCAGTTAGCCGTTCGCTTTGAGTTAATTGGCTCGCTGGCTTTACAAAAATTTTCATTACCTCATCGATATTCGCACTAAACTCGTTAGCTTCTTGTTCATACATAACGAGATATGATAACGAATTATTATTAATTGCAGGACCATCAAAAACATCTGGAATTAATTCAGTAAATTCATGCGATAGTGCTAATTTGAATAAATTACTTTGTACATTATTTAATGCTGAAGTTGCAATATCTTGCTGCATCCTTCTTCTACCTGTTTGCATATGGCTTACATTAGGTCTACTTGTCAAAAGTAAATCCGCTAATTGTTTTTGAGGAATATCATCCACATAACGCATAACTTTTGATGCGTTAATTGAAGATTTAATTACTGTCACTTGCTCTCCTTTCCGATGTATCAATTTTTTTACGCATGATACATATCCTTAAGATAAAATAATACATATCGCGTACTTACTTGTTAAAAAAAATAGTCCAGTCGAATCCCAAATTGCTCGCGATTATTTTCGCGCGTTCGGGAGAAGGCCGTCTTTTACCCTGTTCAATAGATGCATATGTGTTTTTAGGAATACCGCATTGATCAGCTACTTCCTGTTGTGTCAAGTCTTTATCTAATCTATATTTCTTTAACCACTCCATGTTAGCACCCCCTTTTTCAAGTAGTACGAATTGCGTACTTTTATAATAATACGCATTTTGTATTATGTCAATAGATAAATACTCTTTTTGTATTGTTTTTTAATTTAAAATAGAAAGTACGCAATTTGTATAGTATAATTCGAAATGAGGAGGTGCACATATGTTCGCATCAAGAATTAAAGAATTGAGAAAAGAAAGTAAAAAAACACAAGAAGAAATGGCTAAAATATTGGGCGTTGCAAAAACTACTTATGCTTCATACGAACAAGCCAAAAGAATGCCCGATGCTGAAATTCAGAATAAAATAGCTAACTATTTTGATGTAAGTCTGGACTATTTACATGGCAGAAGTCGCCATAAAAATATAAATGCAGAAGGTTTCACTCCCAAAGAAGAAATAGATATGAAAAAAAGAATGGACGCTCTTAGGGAAGATTTGAAAAACGGGGACGGATTACTTTATGATGGTGAGCCGATTACAACCGAAGCCATGGAAAGTATTTTAGATGCAATGGAATTCGCTGAAAAACAAGCAACTCGTATCAATAGAAAGTACGCGCCTAAAGACAAAAAAAATAATATAGAGTAAATCGGGGGTATTCTATATGTGGCCAACTGCAATGATTGAAAAACTTAGAAATAAACATCACACATCTGATCCATTTGAATTATGCGAAATACTAAATATAATTGTTACGCCTTGGGATTTGGCCAACGATACTAATGGCTTCTATAAGTATGTGCGTAGAAATAGATTCATTTTTTACAATAGCAATTTACCTGATTATCAAATTAAGTATGTTGTAGCACACGAATTGGGACATGCAGTACTACATACGAGGATTAATGCTACATTTACAAAATCAATATATTGGTCTAACCTAAACAAAATTGAGTTGGAAGCACATCACTTTGCTGTAAGCTTATTGTTGTCAGATATAGATATTGAAAGTTTTGATACAAAAAAAGAAATATGCCTATATACAGGCATACCATTAGAATTAGAAAATTTTATTATAAAATAATCGTGCATTACAATTATATAATTAACTAGAAAAAGGAGAAGATACAGATGGGTATTTTTAGCAAAGTAGAAACACTTGAAATAATCAGTGGTAAGGAGCAAATTGGATTAAAATCAAATCTAACTTATATGACAGAAATTGCACCTGGTGTTGTCATTTTTGACAATAATGAAACACAATATGTCTATCAAGGATTTATATGGAATCAAGATTCAAAACGAAGTGCAGGTAAGACTGCAACAGGAGCAATTGTAGGTGGTGTTCTTACTGGTGGAATCGGTGCAATAGCTGGAGGAGCAATTGGGGCTAAGAAAAAAGATACCTCATATGCGGTAATCTCTTTACTACGTGTTTCTGATGCGTCACCTGTTCAATTAATTATTAAGTGCAATAAGAAGAAAGCATCTAAACTCGGAAGTTTTATTATCGGAAGAGTTTAAATAGCTTGATTACAAAGTTTTGCCCTACTCGGGCTTTTCTTTAAAACTAAAAACAGAACATATGTGCTATTAATAACTTTGAGAGGATGAAAGAGAATGGCAAAGAACAAATGGGAGCCCACGAAGTATTTAGGTATTTATGAATACATGACTAAAAAAGGAAAGCGTTATGGAATCCGAGTTCGTTATAAGCAAGGTAATGATTATCCTGAAATAAGTAAATCCGGTTTTGAGACAATTGCAGCTGCAAAAGTTTATAAAAACAACATTGAAAATTTGAAAGCTAATAAAAAAGAATATGTTTTTACAAATGAAAAATTAACTTTAAACACTTGGTTTGCTACTTACATGGAAATGTTTAAGAAGAAAAACAAAAGCAAGGACACAATAGCGAATAAATATAGTATTTATAATAATCACTTAGAAGGTCCTTTTGGTAATTACTATTTAACTGATATAAGTTTAGGTATTTACGAAGACTTTTTGCGCGAAAAAATTAAAAATGGATACGCAAACAACTCAGTCAAAGCGATGCATAAATTAATGAAAAGCATTTTAAACTCTGCAGTTAGATATGAGAAACTAGAAAAAAACAGACTTCAATTTGCTGAAATAGAGCAATTAGAAGAAAATGAGGTTATTGAGCTTAAAATATTAGAAACTGAAGAGTTTAATGTATTTATATCAGCTTGTAGAGCATTTTTTACTAAATATGATTTTACAATGATCTATCTTGCTGTTTGGGGAATGCGGCGTGGTGAAGTTATGGGGGTAAAAATTAAAAATCTTACTTTTGATGACGCAAAACAGCAAGTGCGCATTACATTAGATTCCACTCGAACCCTTCGTACTCCCGAGGGAAAAGGTACGAAAACACCAGCTGGTAGAAGAATATTACTAATAGACGGCGAAGGTTATCGACTACTTAAATATTCCGTAGAAAAAGCAGTTAGCATCGCTAAAGACCATGGAGCTGTTTTGCACCAGGATGATTTTATTTTTAGAAACCCAACTTCTAATCGTCCTTGGGCGGTTACACGTATGAATGATTTACTGCGTAAGTTAGAAAAAGAATATGATATAAAGGTTTACCCTCACTTGCTACGCCACAACTTTAATACCCAAGCTTTACTTGCTGGAGCTAATAGCAATGATTTACGAAAATTTATTGGTCATAAGAACAGCGATATGACAGACCACTACGCCCATGCTACAGATGAAGGTCGAGAAAAATTAATGAATACGATGAAAGACAGACTGTCCGGAATCTAG